TTGTGCGTCTCAGCGCTAATCGAAGGCTCGTTGCCTTCCAAATCTGCGGTTGTCACGCACCCTGCCAGCAGCGCAAGCGCCACCGTACCGATCAGAATTCGCATGTGATCCCTCCCTGAAAAGCGCTGAATGTATCACTTGGCGTCTCGGTGACGCAGCACAAGGCGAGCCCGGTCTAGCCAAGGGCCGCCGAACACGATGATTTCTGATGGCCGCCCCAGCAGGTGGTGCAGCATGAAAGGCCCATGACCGAAGACCTGGGCATGTTCCTCAGGCAGTTGCGCATGCGCGCCCAGATAAATACCGGCGTGATTGGGATGGGCGGTGCGCCCCACAGCCATGACGACCATGTCGCCTCGCTGCGGCCGGCTCACCTGGTAAAAGCCGGCCGCTCCGTATGCCTGCTCATAGAGGCTCGGGCCGTCCGTCTGTTCCCACCACCCTTCTTCCCGGGCATAGGCTGGGAATTCCAGCCCCCACTCGCGGTTGTACCAGTCCGCGCAGACCTGCCAGCAATCCCAGGCGCCGTGCACGAAAGGACGGCCCAGCAGCGGCGTGTGACCGGTTGGCGTGATAGTGCGCAGATCACCTTCAGGCCACGACAGGATGTGCCAGGGCAAACCGGTGGCCTCACACATGGCCAGATCCCGCGGCGACGGTCTGCTGGTGGCGTCCGGATGTGAGTGCACGATGCCGATCACCTCGCCCTTGTCCTCGGCCGCCGCGAAGTCTTCCGGCGAGATACGGAACTCCTCGGCGGGATCGGTCGCGGTGTTATCGCATGGGATGTAGCGGTGGGAGCGGCCAACGGCGATGATCAGCCCGCAGCACTCGCGTGGGTATTCTGCCGCAGCGTGCGCTTGCACGGCGGCGAGGATGTGTTTGCGCATGATCAACTCCGTGCGATCAAGGATACAGCCGGGAAGCCGCCAAACGGCAGTTGGTTGCCCTGCCCGTGGCGAACGGTGCACCCCGTGTCGAGGCAGCCATTGCACTGGTCCTTGACCGGGTCGTCGGTGGGATTGCCGTCAAGGTCGAAGTAGGGACCGGTGTAGCCGCAGTTCGGGCCACGGTAGCCGGCGGTCATTGCCCAGTGGCACAACTGGGTCATCTGCCGGCCAATCGTTTCCCCACCGACATCGCCAGGACTGGCCAGCTCCCAACCAACAGTGGTGCCGCTCTCCAAAACCTTCTGGTCGATATACCAGACTTCGATGGCTTCCTCGGCCGGGTCCGCAGTCGGGTTGCCGGCCGGGAAATTCGCTGCATCCAAATACTCACCCAAGGTATGGCGAATCGTCAGCTTGAACTCGAGCAGGTCTTCGTATGCGAGACACAGGGCAGTGATCCTGCCGTTGACGTTACCAACAGTCAGCGTGGGCCGAACGGCGGTGCCGTCCGAGTTCGCCTCGATGCCGTCGATCTGCATGGGCCAGGCACCATATTCGTTGCCCTGCCACCAGATCGACTTGGCCGGCAGCTGGTCGGCGTTCGCGCCAGCGGCGGCCAGTTCCTGTGCGCTGTGCGGTATTGCATGCCCATGGAACCGCAACATATCGGCGCCAAAATCCGAGCCATCCAGCTCGAACAGCAGGATCTCAGCGCCCGGTTCAAGCTTCTGCAGCTGTGTGATCAAGCTCATGGGTGATACGCCCTTCCAAAGGTTGCGGTGAGCAGGATCACGGCGCCCGGCTTACGCTGCTGACGGAAGGATTCGCACCGGTACAAACCGAGCACGCCTTCGGGATTGGTCCATAAGAATGACTTGGCACCGCGATGGCGACGGATGAAAGCCAGGATGGGCGCGATCTCGTCAGCCAAGCCGCCGAACGACAGCGACCAGCTATCTGATTCGGCGTTCAGGCCATCGGTGGACACCTGTGCATAGTTGTCGCCAAACTGCGACTTCCGGGTCCGGAGGGTGCTGTCGCCACCGGCCTCATCGTCAGGTGTCCAGGTGAAAGTTTCGATCGCCATCAGTGCCTCCCATTACTGTTTCGATGGCTCAAACCCCCGGCTCGCCAGGAATCGGAAATAGCCCGTTCCGCTACTCCTCTCATTTGCCGTTCCATGTTCTGCTGCAGCGCGGCGCTGTCCAACTCCATGCCATCCCCGCTCCGATCTTCCAAAGTCACGGCAACCGGAATACTGAGTTGAAGCACTGTCGAACCACCGCTGGCGCCGCCGACCATCTGCACACCAAGAGACCCATCGGGACCCCGCGCCAGTGGCATGATTGCCTCGGGCCCATCTTCACCAGCGACGCCAAGTCCACCGTTGCCCATGCCGAACATCGTCGGGGTGTTCAGGACGGAATTGGTAGCGAACCCTGCGCCCTTGGCGAAAAGCTGCACACCGCCAGACCAAGCGCCGCCCAATGCCTGCGGAAAATACGCACTGCCATAGCCAGCTTGTGACGCACCAAGATTCGACGAGACGGCGCCTGCAGACCCGGGAGCCATGCCGTTACCCCCACCACCGCCGAAGTAGCTCCCCACCGCAGATACGCCCAGCCCGACCAACCCACTTAGCAGCGAGCTAGCTGCCTGCTGGCTTGCAATCCTGGCCATGTCAGAGATCACACTTACGGCGAAGCTCTTGAAGTTGGCCTTACCCGTCATGGCGAAAGGCGCGTTTGGCGCCGTTGCGATAGTCGCGCTGAGCTTCAAGGCGGGCCTCGAAGCCGTCGACCTCCATTTGCAGTTCCCGTGCCTGGTAGTCGGCGAGGTCGGCCAGCCGCTGCTGATAGGCGTCCTGGCTGAGCCGACGCGAGACATCCTCCTGCTGTTCCTCCAACTGGCGGCGTGACTCGGCATACTTTTGCCGGACCGCGTTCAGCCGATCGGCCTCCTCGCGCTGGTCGTCGCCCATGCCGACGCCGGACACGTCTGCGTCGATGGCGTCTTGCCGGGTCTGCAGCACCACTTCCATAGCCTTGCGATAGGCCTCAGCGCTGTTGCGGCGGATCTCTGCAAGCTTCTTCTCCTCCTCGGCACGCTTCTGCAAAACCGGGTCGGCGTAGGCCGTGTTCAGATTCTTGATGCCAAGTTCCATCTCGGCGGCGGTGATCTTGCCCGCGGCTTGCGCCTTGCGCAGCCCCTGCACACCCTCCGCCAGATCCTCCAGCCGCTTTTTCTCCGGCAACGCGCGGTCGATGATCGCGTCGAGGGCCTTGATCTCATCCTTCAGCGCCTTCGTGCGGCCCTTGCTGCCCTCAGTAGCATCCTTGTTGGCCTTCTTCTGCGACTCGATCGCGCTGGCCGCCGAAAGAATCGCCTGGCGATCTGTTTCGGTGAGGTCAGCGTTTTCCGCGATGTAGCGGTTGGCGATTTTCGTCGCATCGCCGTTGTCCTGGAGGCCGGCTAGCTGCTTCTGCAGCGTCTCCAGGTAGGTCTGCCCCGCCGAGCTCATGCCAACCTTCGCGGCGTTGTTCGCCTGGGTGGCCGAAGTGTTTTCTTGGGTGAGGCCGGTGAGCACCCGCAGCGTTTCGGCGATCAGGTTCGAGCGTTGGTCGGCGTCGCTGACCGCACCGGCCTGGGTAATCCACTGCTGCACCGTGCTGGACGGCAGCTGAAGACGGTTGCCGACCTCTTGCAGGATCGGCGAAAGCCCTTGGCCCGCCGTGCGCGCTTCGTTGAGCCGATCAACCAGGCCTTGGTACTCAGCCAACTGCCGGTTGTACTGACCACCGGAGTCACGCGCCGGCGCAGTGACCACGGCAGAGCGGATGGACTGGGCCAGGTCGCCATACGCATCCTTGACCTTGTCCGCCGAGGAGATCTGTTCCTGCTGCCACTTGACCAGCGATGCTTCGCGCTGGTCCTTGTTGAGCTTTGCGAATTCCTCCCGAAGCTGGGCGACCGGCTTGCCCAGATCCTCCAGGCTAACGCCTGCCTGATCGGCGTTGTTGCTCAGTAGCAGGAAGCTGGCAGCCGCCGTGCCGGCCAACAGGGCAAGCCCCATCGGGCCGCCCAGAACGCTGAGCAGGCCTGCACTGACTGTCCGAAGGCCGGCCTGGGCAGTTGCTACCGCGGTGGTAGCAGCTGCTTCGCGCTGCCGCGCCTGCGCCAGTTGGATGGACATTTGGGTCTGTACAGCAGTGCCACGCGCCGCCACTGCTTCGCGAGCTGCCAGGATGGTAGCGGTTTCGGCTTTGCGCTGATCGGCTAAGGCAGCCTGCAACACCGCTTCGGCCTGAGCGATACGCGCGGCGCGGTCGGCCAGCGCCGCTTTTACGGCCAATCCAGACTTAGCGACGTAGTTGGTCAACGCGGCGACGCCAGCTCCCCCCATGGCCACGGCCACCAGGTCGACGTTGTCGGCCAGCGCAATCAGCACATTCGACAGGCCTGCTACGGCGCCGGTCTGCTCTTCCATCCCTCCGAGGAAGGTCTGCACGGCGTTGCCGATGTTCACCAAGGCGTCCTGTACGCTAGTGGACATATCAGCCGCATCCTTACGGTTGGCCTCAACGGTGCGCAGCAGCCCGGTATTGATGTCGTCAAGCGATAGCTTGCCCTGCACCCCCAGCTTGCGGATCTCTTCAGCGCTCTTGCCGGTGGCGTTGGCGATAGCCGTGACGATCGTCGGCATGGCCTCCTGAATGGACACCCAGCCGTCGGCCTCGACTTTGCCGGTTTGCAGCGCTTTCGAGTAAGCATCCAGCGCTGAGCCTGCCTTGTCGGCGGCGGCGGCGTTGGTCACCAGCAGGAAGCTGAAGCTGTCGGTGATGTCGAGCGTCTGCTGGGTGTTGAAGCCCAGGCTGCGCATGACATCGGCAGTGCGAATGTACAGCTCTTGGGCCTCGGCCAGGGGGCGGTAGGTTTCCTGGGCCGTGCGCAGCAGGTGTTCCTGCACCATCTGGTATTCGCCAGCACTGCCGGCGGCAGCCTTCATCCGATCCGACATCTGCCCGTAGGCGTCGACCTGCTTGATGATGCTGCCGATGATGCCAGCACCGGCCACGGCGGCAAAGGCGCCGCGGATGAGCACGCCAGCCTGCTGGGCCGCGCCACCTGCGCTATCAAACGCGGAGTCGACTTGGGCCAGATTGCGGTCGATCGAATCAGTGGTGCGGGCCACCACCTGGTCAGCAC